CAGTCGTGGCTCAGAATCGGAACGGTGCGCGCACCGCGACCCTCCCGGCTTACATACGGCGACAGCTTCTCCGGGTCGCGCTTCGAGATCTGCACGCCGACACGCACAGCCTGCGGGTCGAACTGATCGAAGATCTGCGCAAGCCGGGACACGATCCTGTCCACCTGCTCCGGCGTGGCGATCACATGCGCGACCAGATTCGGAACCTGTTGTCCGCCGTAACGTCCGGCCGCGCCGCGCTCGATCTTCTGCACGTACACGTTCTCCTCGGCGAACAGCTTCGGCAGGATCTGTGAAGCGACGTCGTTGGTGACGCGCTGCTGAACCACGAATGGCAGCCCGTCGCCGAGTCCGCGCGTCCCGTTCAACACCTGGATGCCGATCTCGGCGGTGTTCCGCTTCAACGCGAACGCGAAGTCCTCCGGGTCGGCGCCATGAACCCTCTGGATCGCGCCCCAGCCGAGCGCCTGCACCTCGGCGGGCGTCCAGTCGTTGTACCCGTCGAAGCCTTTGCCGCCGTCCATCTGATTCAGGTGGTCGGTGATCTCCTGGTAGAACTCGGCAGCGCGCTCGTACTGGTACTTGTCCGGCACGCCGGACGAGTCGACGACAAAGTCCTCGCCCGGCTTCAACCCGTGCAGCGACTGCAACCTGGCGACCAGCTTCTCGTCGACGTGGCCGAAGTCGCGGCCCGAATGGACGTCGATCGCCGACGGGGAGCCGCCCTTCTCGTCGTGGCCCATGATCGTGCGCGTCGACCGCTGCTGCACCGAGTCGATGAAGTCGGACAGCTTCTTCGCCACCCCGGACTCGACCGGTGTCCCCTGCACCGCGTCCATGATCGAATGCGCGACCGCCGAATAACGAGCGGCGTCCTCCGCCGACAACGGGATGCCGCGCTTCAGGTCGTCCATCATCCTGAGCACTGCTGTCAGCCCCATCGCCGGTGACGCGTTCGCCTGTGACGCGCCGAAGCCGCGCAGAATCCAGATCGCGTCGTCACCGAAATGCTCTTGCAGCTTCGGCCAGATCTCCCGGTACCAGTTCTTCCACTTCAGCCGCTCCGCCGCGTCCGGGATCGCAGCCACGACACGCTTCACCCATTCGCTCTTCGTCGGGCGGCCGACAACGACGACACGCTTCCCGTTAACGGTGCCGAACCGCTTCGGGCTGAGCGGGAACCCCTTACTCGCGTGATCCGGGTTCAGCTTGTCGTCCAGATGCTTTCCGGTCACCTCCGGCTGGAACGTGTGGAACGGATCCTCCGGGCCGACACTCTTTGTGTGCATGTCCCGGTACAGCTTCCGCGCCGCATCCAGTCTGGCCTCGCCGCGCAAGCCTTTCGTCTCGTGATGCACAGCCGCGTCCACATGCGCGATCACCGACTGCGCCTCCTTCCGCGGCCCCGAGGCGAGGATCGCGTTCACGAACGCCGTCCGCTCCGGTGACGAGCGCAACCCCGGGTCGCGCGTGGCCGCACGGGCTGCCGCCTTGATCGACGGCTTGATCACGCCCTGCCCGGCGCGGAAGCTCTGCATCCCGGCGTCGACCGCCGCAGCCGCATCCCGGGTCGCGGACGCAGCCCTGGCCGCCTCCAGCGCAGCACGGGTCGCGCGCAACGGCCGGAACACCGGCAGCACAGACGCGACACCGATCCCGCCCGCCAGGTAGTGGCCGCGGCTGATGTCGATGCCGCCCTGGATCCCCGCCTTCAGCCACTCCAGCGGATCCGCCGCCTGGTTCACCATCTGGACGCTGAACGGGTCGACCTTGATCCCTGTCCCCGGGATCGGTACGCGCACCGGGCTGGCCCCTGACGCCGCGACCGCCTGCATCGTCTTCTGGTGGACGGCCTCGTTCAGGTCGTCCTGGTAGGACGGGTCGGAGCGGGTGCGCCGCTTCGCAAGCGACATGCTTTGCGGGCTGAGACGGTCGTTGAACGTGATCTCGTTCGCGAGCCGGTCGATCTCCTTGTCGCGTCTTCTGCGCGCGGCAGCGGTGTCGATCGCCGCCGCGTTCTGGAACCCGAACACGTCCAGCTTCTCCTTCGGCGTCGCCGCCTCAGGGTGCGCGAGGATCCGGGTCGCCCGCTGCTCGGTCTGCCGTCGCCCGTACCTGTCCAGGATGTTCGAGTAGTGCCCCCACGCCTGCTCGCTCTGCGGCCCCCAGACGCCGTCGACCGCGATGTTGTAGCCCTGGTTGCGAAGCTCCTGCTGGAGCGCCGCCACATGCTGGCTGTCCGGGTTCGCGACGGCGACCCTGACAGCGGCCGACGCGCGCGCGACGTCGCGCGGGTTCACGCGGCGCCCTGACGGCGCAGCCACCGGCAGCGGCGGCGGAGGCTTCAGCCCGGGCGTGACAGTGGTGCCGGGCGGAAGCAGCACCTTCTTCTTCGGCAGCGTGCTGCCACCGATATGAGCCATCTAGCGGCCCCAGTTCTTCTGGAAGTTCTCCCAGGCCACCTGGCCCTTGTGGTTCGGAGCTTCCGCCAGCAGCGCCTGCACCGCGATCCAGTTCGGCACCCCCTGCGCGACGAGCAGCCGGAGAATGTCCTCCGGCTTCGCCTTCGGCTGCGCCTTGATCTTCGCTGTCCCCTGAAGCACTGTCGCGATCCCCGTCCGTGCTTGCGCCCGCGACTGCTGGATCGCCGCCGGACTCGTGTTCTTCAACTTCTTCAACTCGTCCGAGGAGAGCGGGTGCCGCATGTCCCCGGCCAGGTACGTGTTGCCGGTGTTCGGGTCGAACACGACCGAGACGCCGTTGATCGTCGAATGCTGGAACCCCTTCTGACTTCCGCCGCTGGCAGCGGCAGCCTTCGCCTCCTTCAGCCATTTGTCGATCGTCGCCTGCGGGATCGTCGCCTGCGTCGACGGGTCGGTGTAGGCGCCCGTGTTCGGGTTGAACGTCACCGGATGCTTGCCGATCGTGGTGTGCTGGAACGGCGACGGCGTCTGCGTCGACCCCGGATGCAGCGCCTTGTAGCCGGTCGTCCCAGGTGCCGCCTTTCCCGTGTCGACAGCCCGGCCGTTGCGGACAACCCAGACGGTGCCGGTGATGTCCGACATCGCCGCAGCCTGATCCTGCGCCGTCTTCGCCTGCGACAGCCGAAGCTGTCCCTGCTGCACACGAAGCGCCGACTGCTGAATGTCGACCGACTGCTGCTGGCGAGCCTCGTCGTGCAACGCGAGAAGCTGCTTCGCCACCTCGCCCGCCCTGGTTCCCTCCAGGTCGACCGCCTTCTGGCGAAGCTCCGCCACCGCCGCCGAATCCGTCTGGGCCTGCTTCTGCGCGGCCTGCGCCATCGCCAGCCCGGACGCGGTACGCAGCCCGGACATCTCCGTGAACGCCGACGCCGCGCTCCCGGCAAGCTCCCGCGCCGGGATCAGCCCGCCCGTGTACGCGACCGTGTTCTCGTAGTTCGGATCCGCGGTAGGAGAAGGCAGCCCAGGCGAGCCGATCTGGGCGATGCGGGCGGCAGCCTCGGCCGCTGCCGCCCGCGAGTTCTCGCCAGCCGCACCTGTGATCCCTTGCGCGTACCCGGACACGTCGTTCGCCGCCGTCTGGTAGGCGGAACGGACAGCCTCCGGCAGCCCTTTCGTGTACTCGCCGAGCGCCGAGGTGACCCCGGCGTACGCTTGCGCGCGGGCGAGCGAGTCGCGCTGGGCCTGCTCGGCCGCGCGGTTCGCCGCCGACACCTGCGGATCCAGGAGCGCTGAGGCCATCAGTCTCGCCTGCGCCAGGTACGGATCCTCCGGCGCCACCTTCGGCGTCACCGCTCTCGGCGCCACTCTCGGCGGCAGCGGCCGTACCGGCGGCATGTAGTTCACCGCCAGGTTCGTCCGCGATGTCCGATGCGGACGCAGACCCGGCGAATGCGGGTAGTACATGATCGTCATCTAGACCGCCCAGATGCCGCCACCGGCGGGCTTCCCCGGCTGATAAGTGCCGGTTGACGGGTTCCAGTAGATGTCGCCCGGATAGCTGGGCGGAATGTCGGCGGGCGCGATCGGCCCCGGCGGCAGAGGCGTGTAGCCGCCACTGTTGTCCGGGTAGGTGGTCGTCGTCACGTCGGTCGGATCCACCCAGGTCGGCGGGTTCATCTGCGCCGCCAGCAGCGCCGCGTCCCGGGCCGCCTGGAGCCGCTTCTGCTCCAAATCCGACATCGTCGACCCGTACGTGGCCTCGTACCCGTTCAGCGCGTCCAGTAGCTGCTGCGCCGCCGTCGACTGCGCCTTCTGGAAGTCCGTGAGCAGCATGTTCTCGCCACCGGTCAGCGCCCCCGACCGGACGATGCCGCGCCCGGCAAGCTCCGCTTCCAAGTCGGCGCTGCCACGCTGGCGGGCCTGTGTTAGCTGGGCGAGCGTCGACTGCGGGTTCGCCAGGGCGGCCTGGAGCGTCGCCGCGTCGATGTCGCCGAACTGGTTGCCCCACGCCCCCGGCGTGAAGCCGTACTTGACCACCTGCTGCTGCGCCTGCGCGCGGCGCGCGGCGGCGGCGTTCTCCCCGGACGCCTGGATCTGCGCGTTCTGCGCGGCCAGGTTCGGGTCGGCCGCGATGATCGCCTGATAGTCGGGCATGTCCCAGCGGCCCGGCGTGTGCGTCGTTGTCGTCACACCGCCCGCGTCCCAGTTCGCCGGGGGCGGCGCCCCCGAAGCGGAAGGCGGAGCGACCATCGCCTTTACGAGCTTCGGCATGTAGTTGGCCGCCAGGTTCGTCGACGACACCTGCGACGGGCGGGCGCCTGGCGAATGCGGGTAAACCAGCCGGGACGGCATCAGTTACTCCTCCGTTTCCTCAGTCGACCCAGAGCACGCGCCCTTGGCCTCCAGGGCCAGACCCGGCTTGCCCGACCCGCACCTGCAACAGGTTGCCGTTGATGTTGACATACAAGGAGGTCGCCGCCTCGGACTGCGCGTTGGCGTTCACCGCGAACCCTTCGCTCACGCCCAGCCTGCCGTCGGCGTCGCGCACGATCGCGTCCATCAGCGTCGTCGGGCTGCCGAGGGCGGTCGGCCCGAGCACCGGCGGATCCGACTCCAGGTAGGAGCGCAGCGACCCCTTCCATTCGCCCGGCACCTCCATCCAGTCCGAGAAGATCCGTCTGACCAGGTCGCGTTCCCGCTGGGTGAGCGGCTTCGGCGCGTCCGAATAGGAGATGTCGCTCACAGGCGGGACGGCTCCTCCGGGTAGGCACGCAACGAGATCTCGTACAGGCGGGAATCCTTCGTCGGCACAAGCTGGGTTAGCGTCGTCGCGAACCCGGGCAGCCGCCTCCGCACCGCGATCTTCGAGCGGCCGTACTGGTTCTTCGTGCGGAACTCGCCGAGCGCTTGATCTATCCCCGAGGGGGCGTTCGTGTAGAACGCCCGCCACACTTCGACGTCGTCGTCACGGTGCGCCTCGTAGGCGACGTGCATGTCGTGGATCCGCTTGAACCCTTCCGCTTTCGTCAGACGCGACCAGCCGGTCGAGATCGTCGGCAGCACAGGTGTCGAGTTGTCGTCGATCTGCAACACGGTCGAGTCGGGGACGAACATGTTCGTCAGGTACGTGACCCGTTTGGTTGCCGTGTCGCAACTGTAAAGCTCCTCTGTTGTCCCGATTGAGAACGCGAAGCAGGTGGCGTCGATGTTCGACAGCTTGAACATGCGCCGCGACGGAAGATCGGTGACGAACGTGACCGGCGGGTAGCCGCTGTTACGGACGCAGCACAGGTAGTAGTCCTGGTGAACGACACCGGCGACAGACAAGGGCGGATTGCCGCCACGCTTGAACGTGAGCCGCCACTCGTTCATCATCCCGGCCTGGTCTGTGACGTTGCGGACGACGGCGCCGTCGGTGAGGAAGATGCCGCGCGCGTCACAGAACAGGATGTTGTCGTTCCAGGCGGCGATCGAGCGTGCGTCGTAGCAGCCCGCACGGTCAAAGAGGACGTCCAGGGTCATGTCACCCTTCTGGTTGGTCAGCGTCGAATCCGGCGGTGTCGTGCCGCGCAAACGCTCAACCGAGGACGCGTGGAAGCAGAGCACTTGTGTCCTCTGGGCGGCCAGCCCGGTCAGGTCGTACGCGGTGTCGAACAGCGAGATCGCATCCCACGCCCCCGCCGGGTTCCCGACCTTCGAGAACGCGAGCCGTGACGGCTGCCCCGCCGAGCCTCCGAGCACGAGCCTGTCCTTGAACACGCACGCGTAGCGCCCGGTCAGCGCGGACGCGTCCTCGTCGGCGAACCCGAACGTCGTCCCGTCAAACGTGACGCGTTTCGCCGGGGAGGAGCCGGACGCCGCCGGGATGATCACCGTGTTCCGGTGGAACACCGGGTTCTGCTTCGTCGCCGGGATCGTGCCGACCGCGGTGCCGCCGACCGACGCGAGAGGAATGTTGTACAGGCTCGCCCCGCAGGCGGAGAGCAGCCGGGAGCCGGTCGAGTAGGGCGCGTAGATCATCCCGTCCGGCCCGGCGGAGAGCGCGACCGACTGCCACGTCCAACGGCCCCGCATCCGCACCCCCGCCTGAAGCGACTCCGGCACCCAGTCGGTCATCTGCCACACCGACCCGTCCGGCAGCCTGTCCCGGGCACGGTCGACGTAGATCCCGGCGACCTCTTTCAGCAGTGGCGTCAGATCAGCCATCAGACGTAGTAGCGGCTGTCCTGGTCGGAGGCGAGACTGTCACGGTACCGTCGGACACGGACGCCGCCGGAGCGCTTGTTCGTCTCCGACTTCAGGCGGCCCAGGTCTGAGCCGGGGCCGCCGAGGCCGTCCTGGCCCTCGTAGTAGACCCGGTAGCGCTCGCCCCTGCCCACCTGTTCGTCCCCGGCCTTGTCGGCGGCGTGCCAGCACATGTAGTTGAGGATCCCCCGGTGATGGTTCACCGGGATGCGGCCGAAGTTCGGCAGGGACGGGTCGTCCGTGTCGGTCGCCAGCGGATCCGGCGTCGGCGTGTACCAGACGTGAAGCTCTTCACCGGCTGCCCCGGCCAGGCCAAGCTGGAACCGGTTGTAGCCGACCCAGGCGTACCCGTACTCGTCGAGCATGTCGAGGGGCTGCTCCTGCAACCAGGTCGTGCCGCGCTGCATCCGGTGCATGCGCAGGATCAGCGAGTCGTCGACGTCGAACTCGACAGTCCCCTGGGTGAGCGGGATCAGCGCGTCCCGGACGTTCACGCGGGTGCGCGAGCACAGGTCTACGACAGCCTCGTTGGCAAGCTCGGAGAGGAGGTTGTCCTCGTCGATCGCGTCGTCCGAGGTTCCGAGCGCGATCCCGAGGGTGCGGGACACGCGCGTCTTCAACTGCGCGAGGTTCACGGATCCTCCTCTCAGTCGTCCAGTTTCACGATGTACGGGACGAACGTCGCCGTCGGCAGATTCTCGTGCGCGCCGCCGCCACCGGCGCTGTTCGTGCCGGTGATCCCGGTCGCGGCCCCGTAGATGGCGACCCCGGTTGCCTCCCCGCTCGTCCTGAAGTAGGGGGCGCCGACACCGAAGTTGTCGCCACCGCCGCCCGAGTACAGGCCACCCTGGCCCTGGCCGAACCAGTCGTTGCGGCCGTTGTCGATGTAGGCGCTGAGGTGGGAATGCGGCGGGTCGTACACGGAATGGGCGTGCGTCGGGTCGCTGATCGAGTGTCCGTGCGACGCCATCTCGGCGAGCGAGAGCGTGTGGTACTCCTCGCCGGTGACAGCCGCGAGCGTCGCCCCGGATGCCCTGGTGACACGGTTCGCCCGCGACCCGCCCGGCATCCCGTCCATCCCGATCGGCGTCTGCCCGCGCAGATCCGGCACCCGGAACCTGCCCGCGCCGGGATCCGCTTTACCGCCGTGCGTCTTCCAGTTCGGATGGATCGCCTGCGCCGCCTTCGGAAACGACGCCGCGTCGTAGGCCGCCCCGTCCGCCCACACCCAGCGGCCGTAGTCGCTGATCAGCGGCAACGCCCCTCCAGGCCACATCTTGATCTCGCCCGGGATCGTGCCGCCGCCGCCGGTTCCCCCGCCGATCACGTCCGCCGCCGTGATGTCCGACCAGACGGCGACACCGCCCACACCTTTCAACCATTTCCCGTTCACCACCGGTGGGATCGCAGCAGCCAGGGCGGCGTCGAGGGCGACGAGGCCGTCCTCGATGTGGTTCATGTGGGCGGCGTCCGCGTCCGTGACGTCGTCCTGCCAGATCTGCTTGACGTACGTCACAGGGTCAGGACACCCAGTTGTTCCCGAAGAGCAGGAAGAGCACGAAGCAGACCGCGATCGTGATCAGCGCGATCTCCGATTTCGTGAGAACCATCACCCACCCCCTTCTTGTTCGATCCAGAGCGTCACTTCGCGCGAACGAAACTCCGGCGTCGGGCCGGGGCCGTGAACCGTCTCCCAGCGCAGCGTCCCCGTGTTCTCCAGCGGGAACGCCTCGCTGCCAAGCTGGACGCGTTGCGTCCCGTTCTGCTGCACAACCGCGTGCAGGAAGTGCCGGATCATCGAGTCCAACTCGCTGCCCGGCCCCAGCTTCGCGACCACCTCTTCGACCTCGCGGCCGGGCGTCCAGATGCGGCGCAGCCTCTCAACCGGGTGAACCAACATTCAGCCCGCTTCCTCCCAGAACTCTCCCGGCCCGATCTCGGCCGGGTTGATCACGAGCGTGCCGCCCTGCTCGTCGTAGCCGTAGAACATGCCCGGCATCACCGCCGCCTTGCCGTGCATGATCGGCTCCGCGTCGACGGCAAGCTGCTCAAGCTCAATCGGGACAGGCTTGCGCGTCTCAAGCTCCGCGAGCGCCGCATGGTGGCGCTCGTCCAGGCGCACAAGCTCCGCCTCGTAGGCTTCACGCGCCTGCCTGTTCACGATCCGCATCCGGGCCTCCTAGGCTGCTCGCAGGAACTGGTTGACGACGATCGACGGCTGCGTGTTCTGATGCGCAGAACCGGAGCCGATGGTCGCTGTCGTGAACGTGTGCGTGTGTCCGGCTGAACGCCCCGCCGTCTGGCCTACCACGCCGTGGTAGTGGTTCGCGGAGATGCCGCTGGTCGCCCAGGTGTTCGACGTGTCGATGTCCGACGCCTTGCCCGGCTCCGTGCGGTCGATGTTGCCGCTCGACCGGTAGTAGGTGACGTTGTGGGAGTGATCGGCTGACACGGTGCCGGTGTTGATGTTGACGCCGTGCGAATGGTCGACGTTCTCGCCGTCGGTCGTGCCCGTGTGGTTGTGCGCGGGAAGCTGCCCCGTCGTCAACGTGATCCCCTCCGCCCCGAACACCGCCCCCAGCAGCTTCCCGTCCGCCCCTGAGATCGCGGCCGTGATCCTGTTCGCCGCCGTACCGCCCATGTCGTCTTTGCCGACACCGATGCGGCCCCGGTAGTCGGGAAGGTTGAAGTTCGTCCCGGCGGCGCCGCCGTACGGCCTGCCTGACGCGTCCGCGATCACCTGCAAGTCCGGGTAGGCGGAAGCGAGGAGAAGCTGCCCGTACGGGAGCAGCATCCCGGCGGGAAGCTGCGCGGCAGCCCACGGCCAGCTTGCGACCGCGCCGAGCGGGATCCCTGCGCCTCCGCCGGAGCCGACGATCCCGGCGACGGGCACCCATTTCGTGGTGGCCGGGTTCGGGACGGCGAGCGGATCGACGCTCACGACACACGCGCCGGATAGATCTGGCAGACCATGTTCGCCAACTGCGAGATACTCTGGTTCGCCCATACCGCCGGTTGCAACGCCTGCCCTGCGCCGATACCGGTGATCTTCTGGTGGAACATCGCGGACATGTTCGAGTTGGCGACCTGGGTCGGTGTCATCGCCTGCTGTACTCCGACCGCCGCGCCGCCGACACCCGCCCCCATCTGCATAAGGGTGTTGGTCTGATTCGAGTTGAATTGGGCGCTCCAGTTGATCCAGTAGTCGCCCGCTCGCGGAACGGCCAGCCCCGGATTCGCGACCACCCAGTTCGAGCTACCGGAGAACTGCTGCCAGGTGCCGACGTAGGCGGTCGCGAACCACGGGTTACCGCCGATGTACTCCCACTTGTACGCCGACGAGGATCCAGCGTTGTAGCGGAAGCGCCACTGGTAGGACGGATTGGTCAGCGAGTCCACGAGGATCGCCTCCTGCCCGTCAGCCGGGGACGCGGGCAGGCTCGTGCCGTAGCTGGGCGTGCCCGGGCCTGCCGGGCCTTGCATCCCGCCCACGAGCGCCATCGCAAGCTCGCACGCGTGCTGACTGGTACCCGCATCGCTGACGTTCGTGTTCAGGGCCGCGCCGCTGTCCTGGTAGGCCGCGATCTCGATGTAATCACCGACAGCGAGTTGCACCAGCGTCGGCGTGTTCGCCATTGGGTAGCCGCCAGTGGCCGGGATCGTGATCCCCTGTATGCCGCCGGTCGCGATGTAGTTCCCGTTCTTCCAGATGGCGGCCGCCCTGGTCGCGCCGCCTGTGGACGGGACGAACTGCACCGCGCCCCAGACCGCGTAAGTGCCCGCGACCTGGCAGGTGAGCCGTGTCGGCTGGCCCGCTGCCCACTGTCCACCATTGTCGTAGCGGACGGTGCTGAACTGGATCGGCGTCCAGGTGGTGTTCGGGATCGACTGCGCCGTCGCGCGGTACACGCGCGTCGAAGGGTTGGCTGGCGGGACAACACCGCCGGTCGGCCAGATCGGCACCCAGTCGACGGCTGCGGGATCGGGAACGCTCACGACACCCGCACCGGCAGGATCGACATCGTGCGGGAGCCGAACACCGACAGCGCCGACGAGCAGTAGAAGGCGTTCTGCACCTGCTGACCTGCGGTGTACGTGTAGAACCGCTGAAGAAAGACGAACCCCTCGGACGTGCTTGTCACCCACGTTCCCATTCGGTCAGATGGGCTAAAGCCCATGTATTGCCCGCTATTGACCGCCGCCCCGACTTGCGTGTATGCCTCGGCGACGTAGTAGCCCGCCCGAGGAACAGTGATCGTCGCGCCTGCCGCCGCGTCGGTGTAGTACGCCCCGGTGGCGGGCGGCGTGTAGTTAGCGGGGAAGATGACGAGCCGCGAACCGCCGACGAACTCCCACTTGTACGCCGACGTGGACTGCGCGTTGTAACGAAACCGCCACTGATACGACGGGTTCGTCACGCTGTCGACCAGCACCGCCTCCTGCCCGTCGTACGGCGACGCCGGGAGTGTCGTCCCGTAGGCGGACGTGCCCGGTGCCATCGGCCAGACGGCGGGCGGGTTCTGCGTCGGCCTGACGCACATGTAGGCGACGCCGTTGTAGACGACGATGTCGCCGTCGGCGTACTGTGTCGCGGCCGCGTACGCGCCGCGGTACTGCATCCCTGATGCGCCATTCAGGTTCCAGAGCGGCACCCACGGCGTCGTCGCAGGATTCGGAGTGCTCATGCGACCCGCTTCGGCGTGACTGTCATCGTTGTCTGCCCGCAGTTCGCCTGCCCGGCGAGCGTCTTGAGCCAGAACGCATTGAGAGCCTGCCCTGCCGTCGCAACGGTGACGAGAACCGGGTAGCCGGACGCCATGCCCCAGAGATTCAGTTGCGCCGCAGTGACGCCGCTCTGAACCTGGAATGTCCCATTGACGCCAACACCCGAATACATAGATCCAGGCGTCCCGCTTGGAGCGCCTGCGTCCTGCATCGTTGTGGCAACCCAGTATTCGCCTGCTCGCGGCGGCGTCCATGAGTGGCCCAGCACCCAGGAACTCAGCGTGGACACTGTGAACGCTGCCGACGCAGAAGTCAGAGAGGGGCCGCCAACGAATTCCCACTTGTACGCGCTCGAAGAGCCAGCGTTGTAGCGGAAGCGCCACTGATAGGTCGGGTTCGTGAGCGAGTCGACAAGCACTGCCTCTTGCCCGTCGACCGGACTCGTCGGCAGCGACGTGCCGTAGGTGGGCTTCGGCCACGGCGCGAGCGTCGGCCCGCCAGGCCACGCAGACGGCGGACTCGTGGTCGGCGTCACACAGATGTACGCGACACCGCCTGACACCACGATCTCGCCGTCCTTATACGTCGGGCCTGCCGCGAAGTCGCCGTCGTAGATCAGGTCGGCACCGGCCGCCGCCCACTGCAAGTCGTAGTCGGACGCCGACCTCTTCACGAGCGCCTGGCCGTTCGTACCGCCCGGCGGCACGGCCCCGCCGACGACACCGAACCCTGTCGGTGACGGTGGCACGCCGACGGTGCCCTTCGAGACGCACACGTACGTCGCCCCGTCCGGACCGATCACATAGTCGCCGTCGTCGTAGACGTGCGCGTTGTCGTAGGTGCCGATGTAGTCGAGCACGTCGGCGCCGCCGATCGGCTCCCACGTCGGCGCGCCACCGTCCGTCGTGACCGTCAACACCTCGCCAAGCTGCCCCGTCGTCGACGGGTACCCGGGCGGCCCCTGCGGCCCCGCGACCCCCTGCGCACCGGCGGGGCCGATCGGCCCCTTGATGTTCGACCGCAACGTCCAGACCGTGTCGGCGGTCTTCTCGTACACGTCCCCGGACGTGTAGTCGAGATACCAGTCGCCGACCTTGCCGCTCGACCCGGTGGGAGCACCCGGGTTCCCCATCCACTCTTCGACCTGGGCGCCCTGAGTGAGGAAGGAGACGGCGACGTCGGCGTTTCCGTTCGGGAGATTGCCGCCGCCTTCGAGGAAGGTGACCGGCCATGACCACCACGTGCCCTGATCGGTAGGCGGAGAAGTGATCTGGTACCTGCCCCAGCGCGAGGAGTCGGTCTTCTGCTGTAGATAGATCGAGTCGCCGACCTTGACCCTGCCAAGAAAGTTCGTGACGTCAGCGTTGTTCGTCGTCTTCTCGTTGAGATTGATCTGAGTGACGATCGAGCCGAAGCCCTGATTGACGCCGACCTGGCCTGCGGTCGCGGCGTCCGCGGTCTTCGTCGTCCATGTCCAGGTGTCCGTGTAGGCGGCGTTCGCGGCACCCGGCGGGCCTTGCGCACCGGTCGCGCCGGTGTCGCCCTTGACACCCTGCGCCCCCTGCGGGCCGGTCGCCCCTGTGGCGCCAGGCACCCCCTGCGCGCCGGTCGCGCCGGTCGCGCCGGTCGGGCCTTGCGGCCCCTGCGGGCCTGTCGCGCCGGTCGACCCGGGCGGCCCCTGGATCGAGCCGCCGCCGACCCAGCCTGTCCCGTCCCAGATCCAAAGCGAGTCGTCCGCCTGGACGATGTACGCGTCACCCTGCTGGTTCCCGGTCGCCGGAAGCGACCCTGTGTTCGGGACGCTGCCTTTCATCGTGATCCCGGTGCCGGTCGCGCCCTGCGGGCCTGTCGGCCCCTGCGGGCCGATCGGCCCCTGCAACCCTGTCGCCCCCTGCGGGCCTGTCGGCCCTGTAGGCCCGGCCGGGCCTACTGGCCCCGGCGTCTGCAACGGCAGGTTGACCGACGGGACGATCCCGTCCGGGCCGAGCGGCGCGTACCCGTTCGGCTGCCCCTTCGCTGTTGCGTTGCCGGTGTCGAGAGAGCCGATCCCGTCCTCGATGTGCGTCATGTGGTCGGCGTCGACGTCTGTGACCTCGTCCGTCCACGTCTGCTTCGTGTAGGTCACGGCAGCACGTCCGGGGTCACAGGGGTGAAGCCGGTGCCGTCATCAGGGACGGCGGTGAACAGCGGCCCCGTCTTGATCACATGGCCGACCTTGTACGTGCCGACCTTCCGCCACGGCTGCACCTCCGACACCGTCACTTCGGTTTGCGTGAAAAGCTCGTCCGGCGTTCTCCCCCACACCGTCGACGCATCCGGGGAGGCCGGGTCGAACGGGGAATGCGCGGTCGCCTGGCCGATCTTGAAGAGGCCGATCTTCGTGACACCGATCTTGATCGACGACGTCGAGATGATCGCGTCCGGTGCAGCCGCGTCGACCGTGAGCGCGTCCGGCGTCGACGGCGCGAACGTGCTCACCCGATCTCCTTGCTCCTGCCCTCGACTCTCGTGCTCGGAAACTTCACGCTGTCCGGCAGCCGCAACCCTGTCCGCTCCTCCCACGCGTCAAGCTCGGCGAGCCGCTCAAGCTCCTCCCGCTTGTTCACGCGCGGGCCGATCAGCACCATCTGCCCGGCGTCCAGACGCATCGACATGTCGCGAAGCTGGCTCTTCCTGACCGTGTAGAAGCAGCCGACGACGGTGCCGTCCGGCAGCTTCAGCGCCCGGCACACCTCCGGGAACGCCTCCTCCAACGGCTCGAAGCAGTTCGCGCAGATGCGGCCCTGGCTGAGCCGCTCCCACGTCTCCTCGTCCACCGACACCGTGTAGTCGCCCATCACGCGGCCGTCCGGCATCTGCACGAGCGCCTCCGACTCCTGCACGTCGAGCAGGTTCGCAGGCTTCGCCCAGCGCTCGTCGATCCCGCTCACGCCTCCACCTTCGGCGCGTCCTCCACCTCGGCCTCCTGGGAGGCGATCTCCACCTCCAACGCGGAGATGACCTCGGCCCGGTTCTGGTTCTGCCGCTCGTAGGTGAGCACCACCTCCGGCCGGTAGCCGTCGGCGGCGATCTTCTCGACGAGCTTCGCCGGGGTGCCGCGGAAGCTGTCATAGGTCGGCCACGGCGGCTCCACGCGCGCCTCCTCGATCGGGCGGAAGTCGGGATGGTTGACCGACCGTTCCAGCAGGAACTCCTCCACCATCTCCTTGAACTTCGGATCCCACTTCTCCCGGAGCGCCTCCTCGTCGGTGTCGTACACGGACACGCGCGAGATGATCGGCGTCAGGGTCACCTCGTCGAGCAGAGTGGTGCGGCCGTTGATGAAGCCGCCCTCCTCGAACACGCGGCGGGCGAAGTCGAGGTCGTCGTTCGTGATCAGGTCGCCGCTGAACTGGGCGATGTACATCTCCCGGTCGACGATCCTGTCCCCGTAGTTCGAGTAGCGGACAGCCGGTTGCACCACCTGGACGCTGAACCCTCGAATGTGGCTGACGAAACGCATGCCTGTCTCCCTTCCCGGCTGCCCGGCTATGTCCTGGGGCTGCCGCTAGCCGGTAACGGCAGCCCCAGAGTGTTGCCTGTTCAGACGATCCCGAAGAGCAGCGCGTGCGCGGCGGCACCGGACACGTTCGACTGGGAGGCGTTGCGGATCTCCCAGGTGAACTCGGTCAGGTACTCCTCCGAGACGCGGTCGCCGCCGGGATGCTGGCGGTTCGTCAGCAGCGCGGTGTCCGCCCCGGTCAGCGTCCGGTAGCCGACCCGGTCATGGTCGACCAGGAACAGCCAGCCGCCGAACTGCTTCAGCGTCGTCGGGAAGTCGTTCCAGTCCTTCTTCACGACGATCGGGATCTCGTAGCCGTACACGCCGGACATGAACGCGTCGACCTTCAGACCGGCGACGTTCTCCCGTGACGGCCGCCACGCCGTCCCCTGGCCGCCCCGGTTGAACTTCGACATCTGCAACGCCGCGATCGGCGCCAGGTACATGGCGACGTTCCGGCTCGTGTACTGGAGCGCGTTCTTCAACCAGCTATCGACGTAGTCGACGGTCAGCGACCCGGCCACGTCGGCCCGGTAGGTGACGAACTCGGTCAGGCCGCCCGCGAACCCGACAGGCTCGCCGGTGTTCGGGTCGGTCTTCAAGTCGCGGGCGCCCCAGAAGCCGGTGTACTCGATCGCCCGCTTGTGCTCGACGCCCTTCACCGCGGACTCCTGATCCGGCTCCGACTGCCCGTAGTAGTTCACCGAACGGGCCGTGCGACTGAAGGAGTACCCCGTCCTCAGGATCTCCGTGTAGTTGTATCCGAGCGTCGCGGTCAGGATCGCCGTCTGCGGGAAGTCGGCGCCCTGCGGGGACGCGTTCCCGGCGATCAGCAGCGTGTCGCCGACCGCCAGGTTGCCGGACACCTTCGAGCCGATCTGGGCGATCACGGTCGCCGTGTCCGTCGCGACCGCGGTCACGTACATCATCGCGCCCGACGTCATCGCGCGCAGCGTGTCGCCGACCTTCACCCGGTTGCCGTGCGTCGCGGTCAGGACGAGCGAGGTGGCACCGGCCGTATACGCGGTGCCGACCGTGACCAGACGCGGGAAATACTCCTTCTCGCGCCAATTGATCTTCTCCCGGGTCGCCGTCCCCTTCCTCGACTTCATCGTGTACGTCGAGAACTGAGACTCGTCCTCGTCGAGCATCGACACCTCGTCGCGCATGTCGATGACCATCGAGTCGGGCAGAACCTCCGTCGTCGCGACGACGCCCTTCTGAATAGAGGACATGCTGTGGCTCCTCTCAAGCTGAGACGGTGGTGATGGGGGGTGTTTCTGTCTCCCGCTTAGAGGGGAGGTGCTGCCCTACTCCTCAGGGAGCAACGGCAAGTCCCACTCCTTGCGCAACTCGTTCTTCCGACGGATCACCGCAAGCTCGGCCGCTGAGAGCGGGGTGCGAGCGGCGGCTCCCTCCGCCGTTGAAACCATCGCCTGAACCTTAGCCTGGTCGGCGGACGTACGTCTACGGCCCGCCTCGGCCGTCGCCGCTTTCGCCCGGCGGGGCGCCCGGTTGCGGGCGGCGGCCATGTATAGGTACTCCCAGGCTTGAACCTTCCCTTGCAGCCCGGTGGAGGCGACGGTGGCGAGGAACACCTTCGTCTCCTCCGGCAGCGCCCCCTCCTCCTCGATCAGGCGATCCATCTCGTCCTTGTACTCGTCGAAGTCGGGGTAGCGCTCGGCGACGCGCTCCTTCGCGGCGACCGCCTCCGCCTGCCGGGTGCGCGCCTGCATGTCCTCGGTGAACGGCATGATCGCCTGCCGTGCCCGCTGCTCCGCAAGCTCCAGCATCACCTGGTTGTTGAACGCGAGCGCGTCCGCGCGCTGCTCGTCGTCGTCCATCCAGGCGCGCAGGTACACGTTGTAGCCCTGCTGGCCGCCGGTGCGGAGCGCCTGGATCGCCCCGTCCGGCCCGGCGCGCGCCTCCACCGCCGTCTCCGCCCACTCCTGCCAGGCGGCCGCGTCAAGCTGGGCAGGCTCCGCCTCCTCCTGGAGCGCCTGCTCGATCTGCTGGCGCTGCTCGTGAAGCTCCCGGAAGATCCGGTTGATTGTCTCGTCTTTCTCCCGCAGCCCCTCCTCGGCCGCCTCCCTGGTCTTGTAGCGGCCGACGTAGAAGTCCGGCTCCTCGCCCTCCTCAGTCTCCGGCGCAGGCTCCGTCTCCTCCGGCGCAAGCTCAGGCTCCGGCTCCTCGGCCTCGCCTTCCTCGTCCTCGATCGGCTCCAGCGCCTCCGGGTCGCCTTCGGCGCCGGGCGGCACCGTCCATCCGGCGTCCTGGTATGCCTGCTCCCGTTTCGCGTTCACTCGTAACGCGAACTGCTCCACGCTCAGCGAGCCGTTGTCCGGCTCGAACGCCTCGTCGGGGAACTCGACCGGCGCCTCGATCTGCTCGTCGCTACCCATAGTTTTTCCACATGTCTTCCGTCTCCTCCGGCTCCGAAGATTCGCGGCTCTCGTCCAGTTCGGCGAGCTTCTGCGTCGCGCCGCGCACCACCTTGAACGGGTACATCATCCCGTCGACGAAGCCGCGGTCGTAGTCAACCTGGCGTTGCAACGCCTCTATTGACTCGCCGCCCATCACGCGCGCGGCGAGCGCCTGCCGCATCCTGTCCTGCTTCTCGACGATCTCGTGGCGGAGGAACTCGAACTCCTCCAGGCGCCCGAGACGGGAGATCGTCTCGGCGGCGTGCAGCAGCACGCGCTCCGGGTCGACAGGCTCGCTCACACCGACCGTCCGGCGCCGACACGGGCCAGCGACTGCTGCATCGGTGCGACCGGCGACATAGAAACAGGAGAAGACGGCGACGACGGCCCGGCGGCGAGCGCCTCGTTCGTGATCCCCCCGGCCGGTACCGACCCGTTCGTCATCTGGTCGAGGATCGAGGACGCCTGCGGCGGCGTCCCCGGCGCCCCGTTCTGGGCGCCCGGAGGTAGTGCAGCCGGGGCGGCTGCGGTGCCTTGCCCCGGCGGCGCAGCGAAGTATGTCGCCTTGTCGGCGATCCCGTACGAGTCGAGCAGCCGCTCCCAGAAGCGGCGGATGTTCAGGGTGGCGCCGAACTGGGCGCTCATCCCCGCCCCCTGGAGCGCCATCGTCAGCAGGGCGCTGTTCTCGGCGCGGCGCTCCTGCCGCATCAGCGACTCGCCCTGCACCTCCAACTGGACGTCGTAGACGCCCTGGACGTCGTGCCAGCCGACCTCCAGGTAGCGGCGGGCGCCGCCCTCGCCGAGGATCTCGACCACCCTGTCCTCGCGCAGGAACTGCTGGTCAAGCTCCAGGAACATCTGCCCGGCCCGGCCGAACATGCGCTGGTATTGCGACTTCCGGCGGGCGAGGATCGCCTGGGCGATGTTGGTGATGATCGACATGCCGGTGGCGGTGTCGACCGGGATCGTCTGGTTCTGGGCGCTACCGGTGAACGGCAGCCCGCCCATCATGTTCTGGATGTCGCCGCGCAGCAGCCCTTCCGCCTGCAAGGTCGCGTTCGCGGCGGCGATCACCGGCGTCATGTCCATGACGTGGACGGCGTTCGGGTCGGGGACGATCCACTGCTCCTCCGGCGCGAACTCGTACTGCTCCGGGTTGTCGACGTCGCCGCGGATGATCGTGATCACGTTCGCGGCGATCCGTGTCGCATCGAGGCGCATGTTGGTGAGCGTCCACAGCATCTCCTGCATCGACGCGAGTCCCTCCACGACCGAGACGCCGGGGATCTGGAACAGGTCGGGGATCGCCGAGCAGACGAGGAACGGTTTGCGGCCGTGCCAGAACGGGTTCGGCGCGTTGCGCAGCAGCACCTCGCCGTTCGCGATCGTCACGACTTTCTCGGACGTCCACAGTTCGACGATCTCGACGAGGCCGCGCGTCCTGTCCGCGTTGCGGAGACGCTTCTCCCGCTCCGACACGACCTCCGGCCCGGCGTTCGACTCGTCCATCTTGGTGCGCTCCACGTACTTCACGTTCTTGTACACGCCGAGCGCTTCCATCCTCACGAGCGTCGAGTAGGTGACGTAGGTGCGGTCGATCACCCACGGGGACGACTCGATCGACGTCGCGGACTCCGGGTACATGAAGTCGCGCACGTCGCGAACCTCAAGGGTCGGGTCGTCACGGGTCACGACCGACTGCTCGTACTCGTCCATCCTGTTCGCGATGTCGATCGTCCCACCAGCCTGGTCGTAGATAAGCTCCGGCGTCTCGTCGAGCGACTTGCGCGTCACCTCCTGCTTCATCCAGAACACTTTCGCGACAGTCATCCCGGCGATCAGATCCTGGTGTGCGAGCGGCCCCGCCTTCGACGAGAACTCGTCGATGCGCATCTGGTGGTCGAGCAGGTAGCCGCACACGTCCGCGCCCTCGGTCGCCTGCAACGCCTCATCGATGTCCATGCCGGGCAGCGCCCGCGGGAACACCTTCCAGGACGGGTTCTCCTCCTCCAGGGAGGCGAGCATGCCTTCGATGATGTTGATCAGGTGCGGCGGGTGCTGGTTCGAGCGCCACCCTTTCGGCTTCTCGTCGTTCGCCTGGAGGCCGCGCCACGCGTTGTAGCGGCGCTCCACCTTGCGCGCGTACTCGTTGTGCCAGCGGCGGCCCTCGGCGATGCAGTCGCGAACCTCCTGGATCGCCTGCTTGTCCTTCTCGTTCGGCCTGTAGTCGGGCTTCTCTTTCGCCATGTCCTACCCGCCGAGAGCGGCCCGTAGCGCGCGCGGCGTCACCGTGCCTTGCGTCAGCTTGTCCGCGTCCTGCTGGTCTTTCGCGCGCACCTTCTGCAACTGGGCGATGCACGTCGCGACGATCTGCTTGTCCTCCTCGTCCGGCTCGATCTGCATGTACTGGGTCGCCAGGTCGAGCATCTGGCCGAGGATGTCGGCGGCCATCGAGTTCGGGTCGCCGCCTGACGGCGCCTGCTGCTGGCCCGGATCGACGCCTGGGCCGGGGCCGCCCGGCCCAGCGCCGTAGCCGGGGTCAGGGCCACCCGCCCCGGTCATGCCGGGCGCCGCAGCACCCGCGATCATGTCGAGCGCCATCTTCTCACCTTCTCCTATCCGTTGGCCGGGTAACGGGCAAGGTTGAACTCGCGTTCGGCCCCGTCCCGCTCCCACGAGTACTGGGAATTCTTCCAGCGGCCCCGGCTGGTCTTCTGTTTGCGCCGCTTCGGATGTGAACCGTACTGCCGGTAAAGCTCCAGCGACCCGGCGGCCGACATGACACGGTCGTCGTTGCAGCCTTCCAGGGCGCGCGGCGACGGGCGCGTGTTGCGGCGAGAGAACGTGCGAAGCTCGCCGTCCAGGTCGGGGGTGATCCACGGGCAGAGGCCGTCCCGGATCCACTGCTCCAACTGGTTGATCAACTGCGGCCTGGTCGCCTGGTTGACCGGGTAGCCGAACGCGTCCCGTTCGGCCGGGTCGATCGTCTCCTCGACGCCGACATGGTGGCGGTACAGCTTCGAGTACGGTCTGCGCCCCTGCCGCGGGTTGCGAAGCTCCATCACGACGGCGCGCCCGTAGCCGCCCTGCGTCTCGACGGCGATGATCGCGTCGAAGTACCAGCGGCCCATGTAGTACAGGTCTTTCGCGAACACGTCCTCGTGGACGCGCGCGTGATACTCGGCGACCCAGCGCCCGTTCGTCAGGTCGATCAGGTGCGCCGAGGAGAAGTCGTCGCCGGAGCCGGTCGCGACGTCGCAGGCGATCCCATAATGGTGGCCGTCGACGGGATCCTCGTAGACGCGCCACTCGCCGTCGCGACGGACAACCCGGGCCGCCTCCTTGAATAGCTCCCGGAACGACATCCGGTAGCCGGTGCGGCCCGATTCGCGCCACTTGTCCTGGTAGGCGTTCAGGACGTCCAGGTCGAACCAGCAGCGGCCGGTGAGGATGAACCCTTCCTCCGGTGTGCGCGGGTACGACTCGGCGCGATCCGACGGCGGCAGCGACCTGGCCTTCAGCGCGTACCAATCCTCGTCCCTGTCCGGGTGCGTGAAGACGCCGAGGAAGCGGCGGGCGATCCCCATCGAGGACGCGTTCGCCCACAGGTAGTGGAAGAATGACCCGGCGGCCTCGCCTTCACCGTCGACGGTGGAGACGCCGTTCGCCGTCGAGACGATGATCGCGCGGCCGCCTCCGTCGATGATCGGGAAGCACGCCTTCCAGGTCTGCCGGGCGAAGTCCTCGTAGGCGAACTCGTCCAGGATCACGAGGGCGGCCGTCTCGCCGTGACCGGCTTTCGGCGTCGACGGGAGCGCGATGATCGCCGAGCGCTTCCCTTCCCTGTCCATGAACTCGATCTCCTGAGAGGGGAGGCCGCCGCGCGCCGGTTTCGTCAGCGTCATGTGGTCGCGCATGTAGGAGGGGAGCGCCTGGTACATGCCCCAGATGCGGCCGATCACCTTCACCGCCTCGTCCTGGTTGATCGAGACGATCAGGACACGCGAGCCGGGACGGGCGAGCACGATCCAGAGGCCGTAGGCGGCGGCCAGCCAGGTGATGCCTAGCTGGCGGGCCTTGTACTCCAGCGAGATCGTCTGGGTCATCCAGGAGTCGAGAAGGTCGCGGTGCCAGTGCCACGGCCCCGGCTCCCCGTCCAGGTCGATCGTCTCGCGCTCCCCGGCGGTGAGCAGGTCGAAGTCGAAGTCCTCGCCGGTTTTCGCGTCGACGCAGTGGGTGAATTGGAGCATGAACGCGGGATGTTCCAGCGCTTTCGCCTTGCGCAGCCTGCGCAGGGCTAGCTCGTACTCGGCCTGTTCGAGAAGGTCGACGGCCGCCATGGGGGTTAGTCTCTCATCCGCCTGTGAAAGCCACGCCGCCGTTCGACCGCCTCATGCGGAAAGTATGCGCCCAGCCAGACGGGTGTCTCCTCTTCACGGGCTACCTCACCGAGGATGGGTACGGACGCGTGAAAGCGCAAGGCGAAGCCGTGTACGTCCATCGGGTGGTCTACGAGAAGACCATCGGGCCGATCCCGCCCGGCATGGAGGTAGATCACGTTTGCCGCACCCGCAACTGCGTGAAGCCCGAACACCTCGCCCTCATCTCGCGCTCAGATCATGGAAAACAGGGCATGGCGACACGCTGGGGAACTCACTAATCGCCGAGAGGGGGTAGCCAGACGGATCCAGGCTGACCAGCCGGTGGCTCGCGCCGCCGGGGACGCCGACTTGGAGGCGAGATGCGACTGATGACGGTAACCGTCCTGGCCGCGGGGGCGCTCTGCGCCGCGGCACCTATTCACGCAGCATCCGAGAGCGGCGAAGCACACGCGATCTGCGCAACCTTTGGCCGCTACTGCTCGCAGGCGATCAGGGTCGCCTCGTGCGAGTCACACCTATCTATATGGGCGCGAAACGGCCAGTATCTCGGCCTGTTCCAGATGGGCGCCTACGCTCGTGCCCGGTACGGGCACGCCTGGAACGCGTGGGCGCAAGCCCGGGCCGCCTACCAGTACTTCCGCGACTCCGGCTATAGCTGGGGGCCGTGGGCGTGCAGGCCGTGGTAGGCTCGAATTCCTCCAGGGTTCTTGTTCAAAGGGGCGCCTTCCGCGGGGCGCCCCTCCTGTTACTTGCGCGGCTTCCGCTTCTTCGCCGCCTGCGCGTTCGTGATCCGCGCAGCCGACTCCTTCGACATGCCCTGCTTGCGCAACGCCTCGTACTGTTTCCAGTTCTTCACCTGCTTGCCGGGCATGGCTCCTCCTTTGTGCCGTTGTCGAACAAGACGCGACGGGCGTCCGACGCTCAGATGCCTCCGACGACGATCGTGACACGCGGCCGGTCGCCGTACCTGCGAATCGCGAGTTGCATCGCGATCTGCGCGTCGTCGCGGTAGACGACACCGGTCAGCGCGTCCTCGATCGCCCTGGTCAGCTTCAACGTGTCCGGCCTCGTGGACGGGTAGAAGGGCGCGCTCGCCTTCAGCCTGCCCGCGTTACGCCCGCTGCCGTAGTGCGACTTGGGGCGGCGCAGATAGAAGGTGACGAGCATCGCGAGCGGGCCTTCCAGGGGCGGCTGCCCGCGCATCGTCTCGGCCGCCTTGTCGGCGACCAGGTTCTTCCATTCGCGCGCGTTGTCGTTCGCGTCACGGACGCCGAGCGAGCCGTCCTTGCGCTGGAACGGGCGCTTCGACCCGGCCGGTTGCGGCGTGCCGAGCACCTCGAAGCGGACGTTCTCGTCGACCGGGAGCGGCAGCGGGATGCTCACGCGGGCACCAGCTTGAGAATGTCGCCTTTGCGCAGGTACGGATGCGACGACTCTACGACCTCGCCGGTGTCGGTAATCAGTGTCGCCGGGAGCGCCTGGAAGAACTCGATCGCCTGGTAGGTCTGCGGCGAGCAGTCGACCCAGCGCCACTCGCCCCACAACCGTCCGTCAGGTAGCTCGCCCCACATGTCGAGCGCGGGCGTGCCGGAGATGACAACTGTATATGAGGAGGTCATTTGTATCCCAACCTTAACCTCTCTAGCGCGACCGCGATACGTTCCAGCGCGTTCGCGCACCGCTCCAGGGCGGTGAGAAGCTCGTTGACGCGCGCCTCCAGGTCGTCGAGCCAACTCATCCGTCGACTCGGTAGAACTGGCGGCAGCAGCCCGTCGAGCAGAACGGGTCGTCGTGCAGCTTCGCGACCGGCGGCCTGGCCCTGTCACAGACGCGACAGCGGCCGTTCCCTTTGACCGGCGGGTCGGTGCTCACGCGTCCCTCCCGTTGAACACTTTTCGCAGCAGCCATATCAGCAGGCCAGCGACGATCGCTTCGGGCACGTCAGTTCTTCACGCAGGCCCAGATCTCAACGGGCGGCCCGGACGACACGATTCGCACCGCCTTGAACGTGGAGCCGACCGGGCACGCCTCTGCCCCTGGCGCACCCGGCGGCCCCTGCGCACCGGTGTCGCCTTTCAGGCCGGTGTCGCCTTTCGGGCCAGGCGGGCCTACCGGGCCGGGCGGCCCCGTCTCCCCGGTCGCGGTGACCGTAATCGTCTCGGAGGGCGCCTGCTGGGAGGCGCCGAGGACGGTGGCTGCGAGGAAGCCGGTGGTCGCGGCCAGGCCGAGGCTTACCGCGCCGAGCGCGAACACGCGCCACCTCACGGCTTGTCCTCCTCCTCGATCGTCTTGCGCACGCGCAAACCTTCCCTCATCGCCTCGAAGCGTTTCGCGCACTCCGCTTCGCCGCGTTTGCGCTCGTAGTGGAACGCGCCGAAGGCGGTCAAGAGCGTCCCCGCGCCGGAGAGGAACACGCCGACGGTGCCGAGAATGTCACCGGAGACGTCGACGCCGACGAGCACATCACGGCTCCGCGACACGCACGAACGTCGTCCCCTGCTGCGAGGCGTTGCGCTGCCTGCGCATCACCTGTCCGCCGTTCGAGTTGTTCGACGTAGAAGTGTTGCCTTCGATCGCTTGGAAGTCGGAGGCACCCATGATCCACTTCTCGAAGATGCCGATATGGTCGTAGGTGCCGTCGCGCGACCAGTCGTAACAGACGAGGTCGCCAGGGATCACCTGGTCTGCGCCGACGGTCTTCAGCCCGTACTTGCCGTTGCGAGCGTCGGATACCAGATAGGGCACGTAGCTGTAGCGCGACCCCTTCAGGAACGACGGCGACTCGCGCTTCTTATTCGTCTCGAAACACCACGTCACGAACATCGCGCACCACGGGCCGACCATGCCATACCAACTCGTGTACTTCACCTGATTCGTGTCCGGCGGCGACTCCTTGACGCCGATCTGCGAGACGGCGAGCGACAGCGCCGCCTGTCGCACGGTGCCGCTGCTTGAGTCCGGCTCGTGGCCGCCGAACTTCGCGTACGCCTTGTTCAGGTTCTGCACGCACACCGAGTCGAGGATCGGCTGCTTGTAGTTCGGCGAGGACGGGTCGCTGATCAGCGCGTAGCGCATCGCGTCGAACGTGTTCTTGCCGATCCAACCGGTGTCGTCCAAGTCCATCTGCCGCTGGAACCCGGCCACACCTGTGTCCTTCACGTTTCCGGACTTGCCGTGCGAGAAGCCGTTCGAGAACGTGTCGTCCCACAGCGACGGATCCCAGTCGCCCCAGCGTCCGGCGCGGCAGACAGCCCGCTTGTAGGCGAGCACGTCGGGGCCGTCGACGGACGGCTTCTTCCCCTGCTTGGACGCGTCAGCCGGGTAGAGCGGCCGCGGGAAGCCGTCAACCTTGACGGGGCCGCCGCCAAGGTACGCCTTCTCGTACCACTCGCTCATGGCCTGAGGATACGGATGACGGCGGACAAGTCCCGGGCGGCAGACTCGACCAGCCGGACTCCGGCGGGCGTCCAGGCGTGGTCGGCGGTGACCTCCCGCATCAGGGCCGTCGCCTCCTCGATGTGCCTGACCGGCCCCATGTTCGTGAAGCTGACGATCGGGCGCCCGTAGTGGGCGTGCGCCACCCCGATCTTCGAGGAGGCGTCGTGGTGGACGCCGCGGCAGCGCGTGCATTCGTAGCGGGTCACCAGAGCGGGCGAACGATCAGGTAGACGACGGTGACGGCGAGGGCGAGCACGGCCAGCCAGAGCATGCGCAGCCCGAACGCTTTCACTCGCAGCGGCTCTCAGCGGACACGGAACACCCATTTCCCCAGCCAGGTCAGGTGCGCGTCGTGCGGGCCGGTGTTGGCGCATCCTCGGCAACGGCGCGTCCAGAAGCGCACTGGAACCACGCGGCGTCTCCAAGCGGCAGCGGGTACGGGAGTCTCCGGGGCCGCGTTCGGGCATGAGGGCCAGGTGCAGCCTTCGGGGCCGTAGCCATGCTCACATCTATCAGCGGCGTGATCTTCGCCACGAACGCGTTCCGGCCCGTGCGATTCGCCGGGGAGACGCCCCGCCCCACTCTCCCCTCCCGGGGTGAACACCCCTTCCGGCCCCCGGCCCACCAGGTCGTCGCGTCCGCTCACCGGCGCTCACCTGTTTTAACGTTCCATTCGCGAACGTAACGGGTGCCGCCGCGGGCGAAATAGCCGCCCCGCCAGCCTTGCAGGTGGCGGACAAGCGTGTGCAGGAAGCTGCACCCGATGAACGCGAACCAGCCTGCGAGCAGCCAGAGGCCGACGCTCACTTCTTCCCTTTCTGCTCCCGGAACGCTTTCACGTAGGCGGCGCGCACCAGGGCGAGCCGTCCCCGCCGGTCGTGCTCGTCGCAGGCGGCCTGGTGGGCGGCGGAGCCGAGGAACCCTTGCAGCCCCCAGGCTTCGATCGCCTGGGCGGGGAACGGCGAGTCGCCCCAGACCTGGCGGATCCCCGCCATGGCGGGCACATCGGGAAGCGGGGCGGCGTCGAGGAGCGCGCGGGCGGCGGCGGCGTCGCGTTCGGCGAGCGTCCTTGTCTCGGAGCGCTGGTAGCCGTAGAAGTCGCGGATCCGCTGCTCGTCGGCGTCGGTGAGCGCGCGCCCGGCGCGGGCCTCCGCGACGAGACGCTCGACCGGTGCGGCGGCGGGACTGGGAGTCCCAGCCTCGACGCCTGACGTTTCCGGGTTTGTGGGAACAGGGCTGCTAGCGTGCCCCGTAGCGTCAGCGGGGTTCGGAGCCTCAGACTCCGCTGACCCGACCGCGTCGCTCGTGGCATCAGGCGCAACCTCGCTGCCGGACGCGGGGCTGGGCGGCTGCGGCTGCGGGTTCACGTCGTCGAACACGCTCTCATCTGGCATGCAACTCGCTCCTCTCGACTACCAACGTGACCGCCTCCCGCACCCACTGGGCCGCCGACTTGTCCTCGGCCGCCGCCAGCACGCGAATCCGGCGCCACAAGGAACGCGGCAGAACCACAGTGGTGCGAACATCATCAGTGGTGTTCATGGCGGTGATGGTACCACAACCAAAGCCACCAGAAACGGGGGCGACCCCGTAGCCGCAGAGAGGCTCCCCGGCGGGTTACTGTCGGGGCCGTCGCGGGCGCGGAGGGGTGCCCCCCGGCCCCCTCTTTCGCGCGCGATACGCGGCCGCGACACGGCCGTGCGATCCGCGATCGTGTCCTTGCCCCGGAGGCCCTCTCAGCCGGTCTGAGCCTGGCCCGGCTCAGCCTGGGGCGTGCTCTCCGCCCTCATCCGTTCCCTGCGCTTCAACGCGACCAGTTCCTGCAATTCGTCTGTCGAGAGCGACGCGAGGTCGGCCGCGTCCAGGGTCGTGCTCTGCTGGATCCGCTCCGTCGGCATGCCGAGTCCCTGGTTCAGCCAGGGGATCAGAGCCTGGGCTGATTTCACGTCCCCGGAGGCCGCCGCTGTTGCCAGAACATGCAACGCCCGGCGGATCTCGTCGTGCTTCTCCGCGAGCGCCGCAGCGACGACTGCGCGCGTGCCGAGTTGCGCCAGGGCGGCTTGTTGTTCTGCTGCTTGTTTGCGTTCGGCTGCGAGTCTGGCTTTTGCGTGCCCTCCGGCCGCGGGGCTGGCGCGTCCGTCGTGGACTGAGCAGATCAGTCGGCCCTGGATGGCGGGCGCTCCGCATCGGCCGCCTGCCGTCGTGGCGGCGACGCAGCGCCGGTACACGGTGTCTTCGGGGCGGGCCGGGTCGGGCTGGTCGAGGTCGACGCTGTCGTGCGCTCGGACGCCGTCCGGGAAGGCGGGCCAGCCGGGCGGAGCTTGCGTCCTGGTATCCGCACCGTTTTGGTCGAGATTCGCGTCCTGGCGCTCGTCCTCCGCCCCGTCAGCCATGCCGGTGGACGTCTGCCCGGTAACGGTTCAGGCCGACCTGGACGGCCGCCTGACGCCGCTCCGAAGTGTTGATGTCGAGCGAGTGGGCGAGGTCGAGCGCGAGCGCCCTGGCGGCCGCCTCCGGGACGCCGCGGTCGCGCAAGTCCTTGGCGAGGAAGTCGGCCTGCCAGTCGACGTTCGAGCGGTGCGAGAGGCCGCCGAGGAACGCCCCGGCCCGGGCGGGCTGCTGCAACGCCTCGTGCCCCATCCATCCGAGGCCGGAGCCTGCAACGTCGGCTGCGGCCCCGACGCCGTTCAGGGCGCCTCGAAGGTCGACCATCCCCAGGGATTCTACTGCGTTCGAGCGCCGCAGACAGGGCAGCGAGGGCCGTCGACGAAGTCGCCGCAGCCTCCGCACACGGGGGCGATGAACGGGTCTGTGAACCGCGGCCTCCCGCCTTGGCGGCGCCCGTGCTCGGCGCCGTGGCAGTCGAGGCAGAGCCACCTGACGTAGAACGGCCGCGAGTAGTCGGGATGGTGCGCCTGGACGCCCTCGACGCCGCAGTTCTCGCACGCCTCCGGCGGCTTGACGTCGCCGCTGCGAACAGCGGCGTTCAGGAGCCGCACCGCCTCATCCTGGAGCGATCCCACCCGCCCAGCCTAAAAGTTTCGGCCGCAAATTGCGAACTTTTCCGTTCCCGGGTACGAGCGTTCCCCTTGCGACGGCCGTGCTCTGTAGGCACAGTGGGATCGCACTCGCCAACCACGCGGATCTGGAGCCACCAGGCTCCCCCGGCTCCCTCATATCCCGGAGCTTCATGTACCCGCCGAAGTCCCGAGTACGCGGCAGGCCCGATCGGTTGATCGCGGAAGCCGTCCTACGAGCCAGCCTCCGTCATGAGGCCCGCATGCAGTCCGGTGCGGGATCCCACCCTCAGGCGTCGATGAGAGCCACCCGGGCCGTCAGTGTCCGGGAGAGAGACTCCACATTGATTCAACCTGTGAGGACTGGCTTGACCTGAAGACCGCGACAGCGGGACGCGCTTCGGCGCGTCGAGTGCGCCCGTCCGAGCTTTCACAGGTGGGGAGATAAGGCGCCGTCCGCGGCGCCGAAGACACTCGAAACGGAGGCAGTACGCGCCGCCTTCACCAAGCTCCGGCCGGATGCGGCCGGGGCAGCGCGCAGTTCACGGACGCCCCGCTTCGGCCGGGCGTCGTC